CCGCCACCACGGTGTTGGAATCAGTCATATCGTGTGGTGTCTGCTGTGATGTCGGCGCGGTTGTCGCGCCATCGTCGGCAGCGTTAGTGCTGCCGGTCGAAAGTGTTTTGTCTGTGGTTTCTCCCTCCTCGATCTCGAGTTGGGCGTAAAGCGCTGCGAACCAGTCACGGCCGGCGGCACCTCCCCAGAGGTTAGCGGCCACGTCGGCCGGGGTGTTGGCTTCGGCCTCGAGGAAGCGCTCGTTGCGTCCCCACCAGGCGTTGGCTGTTCTAACCTTGTCCTCGGTAGGCGCCTCACCGGCCACCAGGGCCTCGGCGTCCAGGACGGTCTGCTTCTCGAGGCCATCACCGGCCAGGCCTTCGGCATACTGCTCGAGACCGCGGCGAAGGTTGCTTCGGACGGTCTCAGGGGCGGTCTTGGTGACAGCCCGAGGATGCCAGCAGGCGGCGATAGACATCTGCTCGTCGGTGTGGCGATTAGCCAGGCCATACTGGATGGCCTCGTCAGCGGTGAACCAGGTCTCGGATTTCATTGCAGCCCGAATCGATTCGATGCTGCGACCTGTTTTTTTGCGGTAGATCCCTGCCAACACCTCGGCGTGTTGATCGAGGGCGTCGGCCATCTTCCTCATGTCCTCCGAGCTACCGGCCACCATGCCGGAAGGGTCGTGAATCATTATCAGCGCGGCGTCGGCGATCTCTACGGTGTCACCTGCAAGAGCGATGACGGAAGCAATCGAGGCAGCGATGCCGACCACCCGGGTTGTCACCGGCGCCTGCCGGCCTCGCAGCATATTGTAGATGGCCAGGCCGTCCCAGACGTTGCCACCTGGGCTGTTGATCTCGACCACCAGGGGGCCGGGGCCGACCTCCTGCATGGCCTGGCTAAATGCCTTGGCCGATACACCGGAGCCACCGAACCAGTCTTCACCGATCTGGTCGAATATCTGGAGCACCGCCGGCTCATGGACTGAGGCTCGGGGGCTGTAGGAAAGCCAGTTGGTTACTTTAGTCATTCGGTTTTCTTGGCTCTGGTTTTCCGCTTCTTAGGCTCGAGCACTGCAACCACCTCTTCGATGGGCTCGGCCGGGATCGGCTCGGGCATTTCTTCGGAAGGAGGCTGCTCGAGAGCGGCCGCGGCCGGCTCCGGTGCTATCGGCTGCTTCTGAGCGGTCGAGATCTGTGAGACATCGAGGCCGTACTTGACCGCCAGGTCTTGGATGTACCGGGCCTGTTGAGCCTTGGCCTCCAGGGCGGATCGCCAGTCGATGCCTCGGGCACCGTAGATCTCGTCGTAGGTGGTAATGCCGGCACCAAGCTCGTTGAGTTGGGCGGCAGAGTTGCGACCGACGTCGACGTTAGGCGCTCGGGGCGCCTGGATGGCCACCTCGTACCAGTCGTCGGGAGAGTCTCGCAGGGTGGGGTCGGTGCGGATGGCGTATTCCATCACATACTCCCAGATACGTCGGGCGGCTGAGGCCATCACCTGGTGCCGGCTGCGGAACCATACCGAAGACATATCGAGTGAGCCCCGGTAGACGGTGCCCTGCATCGATTCTGGAAACACCAGGACGTAAGGAATGCCGACGCCGGCACAGACCTTCTCGGTTAGGCTGCGCCAGTACTCACGCATATTGACGTTGGGGCGGTCAGCGCTGAACTGCTCGAACTCGTCGCCAGTCTTCATGACCTTGACCGAGGCGCCGAAGATGTTCTCGTAGTAGTTCTGGGCGGTGCCTTGAGATCCAGCAACACCGGATCGGAGGCTGGTTGCCTGCACCTCACCGGAGCTCGTCTTGATCACCTGGGCCACGCTTGAGGCCAGCTTGCAGGATTCCATCTCGAGCTTTTGGAGATCGTCCAGGTCGTGCAGGTCGTTGATCACACAAGCCACAAAAGGCAGGCCGCGGAGCTGGCCGGCACGTTGGGCCTCGTAGATGTGGACAACCGAGTCGGATGAGATCGACCGGATGTCGGTAAGTTGTCCCTGCTGCTGCTCCTGGCCGCAATAGAATGAGATGGCCCTACCAGTCTTGGGGTCGAACCGAACGCCATCGAACACATCAGGAAGGCCCTCCTGGCCAGCGGGTGTCGACACTTGCTGCGGCTCAATGAGCTGCAATCGGGGCCGGCCGGTCTCGCCCTTGGTCAGGAGGATAAAGGATTCCCCATCGTAGAACCAACCACGGGCGGCCAATGACATCAGGGTGCCGAAAGACTGCCGTGATCCGATGTCAGGGTAGCGGCTCCAGGTGTCCCACCACTTTTTGGCTCGGAGATTCCATTCGGGATTCGAGCTGGCCGGCTGGACCGAGAAGTTGCTGCCGACGGTGTAGTTCTCGAACAGGTCGCCCAGGCGATTCATCACCGCGTTGTTCTGCTCGAAGAATCGGGACTTTCGGACAATCTGCTGCCGGGTAGAGGCAGTCACATCGAACCGCACCGAGGTGTAGCTGGTGTCTAAAAATGACCGGCGGATCGAGTTAGACGCGCCCTCGTATCGGTCGACAGGCGCCGACCGGAACTTGCTCAGGATGGTGTCGAGGAATCCCATTAGGTCATGCCAGTGCGGATAGTTCCCTCACGGCGGAAGTTGGAGAAGTCTCCACCGAAACTGGTGGCTGCAACCAGAACCACGGCCACCATCTTAGTGTAGATCTGGGCATCGGTGGGGCTGGTGATGCCCTCTTGGTTGAGGTAATAGACGGCCAGGTCGTAGTCATCGACAAGGCTTTCCCACATCTCGACCATCTCGGATGGTGTGGGGGCTCCCTTGCCCGGCTCCGCAAACTCGACCGACACATCGGAGGATGAAGTCGACCGGACAACCTGGCCGGACTCGATCACTGTGGCCGCGGCGATGGACTTAGCGGACAGGGCAGCCAGGAGCGTCACACCGCCCAGTGTCGCATAGACACTGCGGAGATAGGCTCGCTTGATGGCTACGGTAAACGTGAACACCTCGGGCCGGATCTTCACCGATCCAAGGGTGACTTCAACAGGTTAGCTAGCTATTGACTCGCTTGACGTAACCAGATCATTCCAGAGCATCACCATGGCGAGCTGCATGATCTCGCAGTCGTGAAGATGGTCGGGCCACTTTTGGTTGCGCTTAACCCAGACGTGCTTGATGCGGCCAGCGCGGTTGGCTTGGGGTCGTAGGACGTGTGAGTCCAGGTGGCGCCAGTAGAGTTCAGGGTCGGCGATGTAGGCTCCCTCGGCCTGGACGCTGGGCGGATCCTGATGCACGCCCCATTCCCGGTCGATGTCGCCCTTCCTTAGCCTGGAGAGCATATCTCGGAGGTGCTCGGTGTCGAACACCAGGAGGGGCTGCACCACGTCGGTCCTCATCGAGGATGATGTCGACAGGCCGAAAGGATGCACCGCCCCGGTGGCTGCCGTGAACCGCGCGCCGGTCTCCCGGCCTTTGAGCGGCATCCAGCCAATCACCATGGGCTTGCGGAGGCCGCCCTCCGGTGGGTAGCGGAGGCCACAAGGGAAGTTGATCGGGTTGGAGGTCACCGAGGAATAGGAGGCACAGGCGTCGTAAACCGTCTGGGTGTTAAAGCCTGAGTCGATGCCGACATCCATGTCATGGACCTCGAGGGCCACCTGCACCCGGCGGAGGGCTGCGAAGTCATCGGCATGGCCGGCAGCAATCAGGGTAGAGTTGCCGTCTTTCCACTCGCGACACACCCACCACAAGAACGGCGCCACGGCCTGGACGTCGGCGGTCAGATAGCGGCGGCCGCCATCGACGGTCACGGTGGCCGCGGTCTCGGTGCGCTCCTGCTGCACGTCCTGCTGCTCCCAGGGCTCGGCCAGGTTGCCGTTAATGAAGCCTTGGAGGCCGGCCATCGATGCCTTGGCCTCGAGGAACGAGACAGCCAGATATCCCCAGGTGCACTTACGGTCTGGGCTGTAGAGGCTGCTTAGGTGGTAGGACCGCACACCAGGCATGGCGTTGGGATTCTCTGGGCGCCATTGGCCATGTCGGAGGGCTGCCACCTTGTGAGAGTCGGTGATTTTGCCCTGGCAGAGCTGGCAGACGTAATGGGCCGAGGCTCGGATCTTGCCTAGGTCGTGCTTGCCGTCCTCGGCCTTGGCGTCGTCCCAGGTCACCTGGCGCCATTCGAGTTTGATGTACTCACGGCAGTGAGGGCACGGCAGGTAGTAGCGGCGCTGGTCACCGCGGAGGAAGCGCTGCCAGATCCGGCCTTCGACCACCGTCGGTGTGCTGGTCATAAAGGCCTTGGAGCTGGAGAAGCTCTTGAGTCGCTGCTCGGCCAGGTCGAGGGCGTCGGCCTCCCGGGCTGTGGCCTCGGCAAATTTGTCGACCTCGTCGGCTATGAGCACCCGAACCGGGCGGCTGGCTAGGTTGGCCGGGCTGTTGGATCCTACGAAAGTCAGGGTCGACCTGGTGAAGTTCTGCTCGAGGTTGGTGATCTTGTCGGCCTCGGCCGGGTAACACTCGAGCATGGCCGGGCTGTCCTCGAGCATGGGAAGCCAGCGAGACTTCGAGAATGACCTGGCGAGGCTCTCGGTAGGCATCAGCCACAAGGCCGGGCTCGGCTCGTTGGCGATTAGCCAGGCCAGGCCGGCCATCAGGGTGGTCGTCTTCGATGTCTGCGATCCCCAGCAGAGGGTCACCTCGTAGACCGTGGGGTCTTTCCAACATTCCATGGGCTCCCTGGTGTAAGGCCGAACCGAGGTGCTGAATGGCCCGGGGTGCTCGGTCTGTCGTTGGGTCAGCCGGAGTGATGCCTCGGCCCAGTCGACCACGGTCTGCATGGGTGTCGGCCGGTAGAGGTTTCGGCGATAGTCCAGCAGGGAGCGCTGGAGGTCGGTCAGGTTTTCCATGGGTGCTCTTGATAGATTCACAGGGCGCATCCTCCTTCACACTCGAAATTAAATGCCGACTGGCCGCGCTCGTTGTCGGTTAGGTGAACCTCCTTGAGAGGGTGGCAAGACTTGTGAAGATAGAGTTTGTCGTCGCAGTTGCGATTCATGACAACACCGTCAACTCGGAGCGCGTCGTCAATTTGCACTGCCCGATTCCAACCATCTGAGTCGGTGTCTCGCAGTAAGAGCCATTCGTTGTCAGACTTGTAAGGGCAGAATACGCAAGCGGATCTTGGAACCGTGTGGGGTATTCCGAAAGTCTCAAGCCACTTCACGCAGTCGGCTCTGGTCATCATCTTGTCGCATAATGGAAACACCGGCTCTGACCAATGAGGGCTGTTTGACTTGATGCGTGTGGCTCTTCCGGCTTCGTCGAGGCTGATTCCAAAGATCTGATTTATGATGGTTTTTATGCGTTGTCCACACTGAAGCCCTAGCAGTTCTTTACGAATGAATCGCTCAATTGGTTTGATCTTGTAGTCACTGGTGCATTGTCTCCGCATCATTCCAATCCGGCTTCCTTCGTTCTGGGCCGTAAATGCTGGTATGGTTACGAACTTTTCACCGTTCGCGTTAATTCCTTGCATGATGTCTTCTCCAAGAAATCCAGCCGAGACAACGTGGATGGTTGGCCCACCTAGACTCTTCAGCCATTCCATGTGGGCATACACAGACTTCGGCTCCTCACCAAGATCAGCGAAGATGGCGCATTGGATCGGGTCGATTTCACCGCGCATTGCCATCAGGTAAAGCGTCGTCGATTGAACTCCACCGCCAAGGTTGAGGATTCTCATGTCAGGATTTCCATGGGTCGGTGTTGTGTAGTGTCTTGAGCGCTACCTCCTGGACCCACCGGGTCAGCTCGCGCTCGGCGTGCTCGGGGTCATGCGGTGCAATACGGCCGGAGAGTTGTTTCGGCATGGCCTTGATCAGCGAGGCCACGGCGCCGTCATGCTCCTGCATCACCCGGCGGACCCAGTCACCGGAGACCAGGCGGCGTTCCTTTTCGGCCTGGGTAATCACCTCGTCACGGGCGCTGGTAAGGTTCTTGGCTGCCGCGGCATGGATGGCGACCAGCCGGCCGGCGTCGGCTCGACCACCGCGGAGGGCATCGACAGCCAGGTCATAGGCCGCACGCTCGATTTGACGCTGCCTTTCGTAAGCGCCTTCTGGCGAGTCGGTAGCGGCTGTTGCGGTGTTGAGAGGGCTCTCGGCTTCTATGGGCCTGTAGGGGCCTTCCTGTTCGATTGCGGTGGTTGCAATGGTGGGCGTTGCAATCGGGAGGCGCTTGGTGCGTGCCTTAATGTTTTTGGCTCGCCAGGCGTCGGCTGCCTCTGGGCTGTCCAAGGGCATTCCTCTGGAGACAAGGTCGGTGACGTAGCCCGAGGTTAGGCCGGAGTGCCGGCGGTAGTCTTTCTGGTTCATGGCTGCAAGGCGTCCTTGATCTCCTGGGGCATCATCGAGTCGGGCAGGTTGCCTGCAAATTGCAGGGCTCGGAAGACGCCGTCCCTTCGGCTGTCGTAGTTGCTGGGCACCAGGGAACCGACAATTTGCTCCGGTGTGGTGCCATTTTTCATTAGCCGGATGAACCAGGCGGTGTTGGCCAGGCCGAACTGGTCGACAAGATCACGAACCTAGAGCAGAACTTCACCAGGTCGACCCTGACTTTCGTAGGAAGTAACAGCCCGGCCAACCTAGCCAGCCGCCCGGTTCGGGTGCTGATAGCCGACGAGGTCGACAAATTCGCCGAGGCGACAGCCCGGGAGGCCGACGCCCTCGACCTGGCCGAGCAGCGCCTCAAGAGCTTCTCTAGCTCCAAGGCCTTTATGACCAGCACACCGACGGTGGTCGAAGGCCGGATTTGGCAGCGCTTCCTCCGCGGCGACCAGCGCCGCTACTACCTGCCCTGCCCCCACTGCCGTGAGTACATCAAGCTCGAATGGCGCCAGGTCACCTGGGACGACGCCAAGGCCGAGGACGGCAAGCACGACCTGGCCAAGATCCGATCCTCGGCCCATTACGTCTGCCAGTTGTGCCAAGGCAAAATCACCGACTCTCACAAGGTGGCAGCCCTTCGACATGGCCAATGGCGCCCAGAGAATCCCAACGCCATGCCTGGTGTGCGGTCCTACCACCTAAGCAGCCTCTACAGCCCCGACCGTAAATGTACCTGGGGATATCTGGCTGTCTCGTTCCTCGAGGCCAAGGCATCAATGGCCGGCCTCCAAGGCTTCATCAACGGCAACCTGGCCGAGCCCTGGGAGCAGCAGGACGTGCAGCAGGAGCGCACAGAGACCGCGGCCACCGTGACCGTCGATGGCGGCCGCCGCTACCTGACCGCCGACGTCCAGGCTGTGGCGCCGTTCTTGTGGTGGGTGTGCCGCGAGTGGAAAGACGGCAACTCTACCCTGATTGCTGCCGGCCATGCCGACGACTTCGCAGCCCTGCGCCGGGTGCAGGTGGCCCTCGAGGTCCATGACATGGATGTCGGCATCGACTCGGGTTTCAATACCCAAGTGGTTTACGACGCTTGTTCCAGCTATTCCTCAGTGACCTCCAACCCGATCAACTTCCCGTGCGGTCTCCGATACCCACCGGAAGGCGGCCTCCGCAAGCCCATGGTGATTGGCTGGATGCCGCTCAAAGGCCGGGAGACCGGCGCCCGGTTCACAGCAGCCACCGGGGCGGTGCACCCTTTCGGCCTGTCGACATCCTCCTCGATGAGGACCGACGTGGTGCAGCCCCTCCTGGTGTTCGACACCGAGCACCTCCGAGATATGCTGTCCCGCCTGCGAAAAGGTGACATCGACCGGGAATGGGGCGTCCATCAGGATCCGCCCAGCGTCCAGGCCGAAGGTGCCTACATCGCCGACCCTGAACTCTACTGGCGCCACCTGGACTCACACGTCCTACGCCCCCAGGCCAACCGAGCCGGCCGAATCAAGCACGTCTGGGTTAAGCGCAACCAAAAGTGGCCCGACCATCTTCACGACTGCGAAATCATGCAGCTCGCCATGGTGATGCTTTGGAATGATCTGGTCACGTCAAGCGAGTCAATAGCCAGCTAACCTGTTGTAAGACACTTGGGATCGGTGAAGATCCGGCCCGAGGTGTTCACTTTTACGGTAGCCATCAAGCGAGCCTATCTCCGCAGTGTCTATGCGACACTGGGCGGTGTGACGCTCCTGGCTGCCCTGGCTGCTAAGTCTATCGCCGCGGCCACAGTGATCGAGTCCGGCCAGGTGGTCCGGTCGACCTCATCCTCCGATGTCTCGGTAGAGTTTGCCGAGCCCGGCAAAGGTGCCCCCACACCATCCGAGATGGTCGAGATGTGGGAAAGCCTGGTCGATGACTACGACCTGGCCGTCTATTACCTCGAGCAGGACGGCAACCTTACGCCCACCGACGCCCAGATCTACACCAAGATGGTGACCGTGGTGCTCATTGCTGCGACATCCTACGGCGGCGACTTCTCCAACTTCCGCCGTGAGGCGAGCTATCGAGGCATGAGCTGATGGGATTCCTCGACACCATCCTGAGCAAGTTCCGGTCGGCGCCTGTCGACCGCTACGAGGGCGCGTCCAACTCGATCCGCCGTTCCTTCCTGGACACCAGCTACACCTCGGTTCGGTTCGACGTCACCTCCAGCACCCGGCAGCAGATCGTCCGAAAGTCCCGATTCTTCGAGCAGAACAACGCGGTGATGAATCGCCTGGGCGACCTGTTCGAGAATTACACCGTCGGGTCGAACTTCTCGGTCCAGCCTGCCAGCTCGAATCCCGAGTGGAATCTCCGAGCTAAGAAATGGTGGGACACCTGGAGCCGCTACCCTGACATCGGATCCCGGCAGTCTTTCGGCACCTTGATGTCATTGGCCGCCCGTGGTTGGTTTTACGATGGCGAAAGTTTTATCCTCCTGACCAAGGGCGAGACCGGCCGGCCCCGCCTGCAGCTAATCGAGCCGCAGCAGGTCTCCACTCCCGCTGGCCAGGAGGGCCTTCCCGACGTGTTCGATGGTGTGCGATTCGACCCCAAGACAGGTCGGGCCATCTCCTTCTTCTGCGGCCAGGAGCAGCAGCAGGGACAACTTACCGACATCCGCTCCATTTCTTCCGACTCGGTGGTCCACATCTACGAGGCCCAACGTGCCGGCCAGCTCCGCGGCCTGCCTTTTGTTGCCTGCGTCATCAACGACCTGCACGACTTGGACGACCTCCAGAAGCTGGAGATGGAAAGCTGCAAGCTCGCCTCCAGCGTGGCCCAGGTCATTAAGACAAGCTCCGGTGAGGTTCAGGCAACTAGCCTCCGATCCGGTGTTGCTGGATCCCAGGGCACCGCCCAGAACTACTACGAAAACATTTTCGGCGCCTCGGTCAAGGTCATGAAGACTGGCGACGAGTTCGAGCAGTTCAGCGCTGACCGACCCAACGTCAATATGCGCGAGTACTGGCGCAGCCTAACCGAGAAGGTCTGTGCTGGCGTCGGCATCCCTTACGTCCTGGTCTTTCCAGAGTCGATGCAGGGCACCGTCTACCGGGGCTCACTCGATATGTCCTCGGTGTGGTTCCGCAGCCGTCACCAGGTGATGGCCTCGGCCGCGCGACGTATCTGGGAATATGTGATGGAATACGCCATCCGCACCGACCCGACACTCAGAGACAGCCCAGACGACTGGTACGAGGTAGCCATCCAGGCGCCCCGAGCCCCTAACGTCGACGTCGGCCGCAACTCTGCCGCCCAGCTAAACGAGCTTGGTGCCGGCATTACGACCTACGACGAGATCTACGGCGCCCGAGGCATCGACTGGCGATCCGCCCTGGAGGCCAAGGCCCAACAGGCACGGTACATCCAAGACCTGGCGGTCAAGTACGGCCTCGATGTCTCACAGATCTCGACCGCTCAGAAGCAACCGATAGCACCGGAGCCGGCCGCGGCCGCTCTCGAGCAGCCTCCTTCCGAAGAAATGCCCGAGCCGATCCCGGCCGAGCCCATCGAAGAGGTGGTCGCAGTGATCGAGCCTAAGAAACGGAAAACCAGAGCCAAGAAAACCGAATGACTAAAGTTACCAACTGGCTTTCCTACAGCCCCCGAGCCTCGGTCCATGAGCCGGCGGTGCTCCAGATATTCGACCAGATCGGCGAAGACTGGTTCGGTGGCTCCGGCATTTCTGCTAAGGCATTCTCCGATGCTCTCCAGTCTGTAGGCCCCGGCCCCCTGGTGGTCGAGATCAACAGCCCAGGTGGCAACGTATGGGACGGCCTGGCCATCTACAATATGCTGCGAGGCCGGCAGGCGCCCGTCACTACTCGGGTGGTCGGCATCGCGGCCTCGATTGCTTCAATTATAGCCCTGGCAGGTGACAGCATCGAGATGGCCGAGGCCTCGCTGTTCATGATCCATGACCCGTCTGGAATGGTGGCAGGCACCTCAGACGATATGCGGAAGATGGCCAACGCCCTCGACCAGCACGCGGAGATCCTGGCCGGCATCTACACCAAGCGCACCGGCAAGACCTCAGCTCAGATCCGCGCGGCAATGACCGCGGAAACATGGTTCACCGCCCAGGAGGCCATCCAGTTCGGTCTGGCCGACAAGACCACCGAGCAGCTCGCCATGGCCGCCTGCTGGCATCCTCGGGCAGTGACCAAGACCGCCCCTGAGACCGTCCGAAGCAATCTCCGCCGCGGCCTCGAGCAGTATGCCGAAGGCCTGGCCGGTGATGGCCTCGAGAAGCAGACCGTCCTGGACGCCGAGGCCCTGGTGGCCGGTGAGGCGCCCACCGAGGACAAGATCCGCACAGCCAACGCCTGGTGGGGACGCAACGAGCGCTTCCTCGAGGCCGAAGCCAACACCCCGGCCGACGTGGCTGCAAACCTCTGGGGAGGTGCCGCCGGCCGTGACTGGTTCAAAGCACTCTACGCCCAACTCGAAGTCGAGGAGGGCGAAACCACAGACAACAAACTTTCGACCGGCAGCACTAACGCTGCCGACGATGGCGCGACAACCGCGCCGACATCACAGCAGACACCACACAACATGACTGATTCCAACACCGTGGTGGCGGCCGCTCCTAGTGCGCCGACCGCCCTCGACATCGACGCCATCGTCGCCAAGGCCGTGGCCGCTGCCATCAGCGCCAAGACCATCACCGCCGCCCCCGCACCGGAGCCCGTCGCCCCGGTTCGCATCGAGAACCTCGGAAACCCGTTGCTGGAGAAAGCTAAGAGCTTCCGTGCCGGTGCCGAGCGCCAGCGCTTCCTGGTGCAGAACCATAGCGAGCTGTTGCGCCAGTCTTCACTGTTAGCCCCCCAGAACGCCAACAACTTCGCCGCTGGTCTGTTTGTCGATTACCTCGCTGATGCGGTGATCGTTGTTGCCACCGCCAAGCTGGCTATGATTAGCGGATTCACCCGCAACGTAGGCCTAGACAACTTGCGCCCACGCGCCACGGTGCAGGTCAAGAAGTTCGCGAGCGGTGACGCTGCTGTCGATAACGCGACGAACTTCGAAGACTCTGCGACGAATAATTCAGTCGTAGATGCAGTAGCTGTCACTGTTAATCAGATCACCAAAAGCTTCTCAATCTCACAGGTTGACCTGAACAAAGGTTACGCCATCAGTGATCTCGCTCAAGGCAGCGCCGAGATCTTCGCTCTTGCCATTAGCAAGAAGGTCACCGCTCAGTTTACCGCTGCTCTGTTCGGCGCTGGCACCGTTATCGGCACGGCCGCCAACTTCGACAGCTCCGACCTCCCTGCAATCCTGGCGCTGGCCAAGAACTACCGCCAGAAGCTGCTGTTGCTGGACGGTGGACACATGGCTCGCCTGATGTTCTCCGGTCAACTGACTGCTGCCGCTGGAACCAACCCGTTCCCTGATAGCCGCTACGGCCCGTTGAACAACGGCTATTTCGGATTCGCGAACATCCTCGAGCAGAACGACTATACCGGCGCTATTGCTAACACCGTCGGCTTCGTTTGCGGTCAGGACGCCATTGCGGTGGCCTCCGGTCTCCCGGTCGGCATGATCGCCGGCGAGTTCCTAGAACAGCGCACCATCGAGCTGTCCAACGGTCTGTCGGTGCTGCTGTCCGTCTGGTACAGCCGCGCTTCCCGCTCTCACATGGCGTCCTACGACATCATGTTCGGAGCCGCAGCCGCTGACACGAATCAGGCTGAAGTTCTTATCACCGCCTAATCCTAAGATTATGCGTATCGCAACCACCGTAGCAGTGGACAAGACCGGCAAGACTAAGCTGGTATCTGGTCCCGAAATTGATGCGACTCTCCAGCGCACTAATTTCAACACTGTTTCTGTTCCTGAAGGAGGCAAGCTCATCCTGTGGGTACAGGGAGCCTTAGCACCGAAGATTCGCAAAGGTTAAACAACCAAAACTGGGAGGGTCACTGGATACGCTAGTGACCCTCCCTTTAACCGAAAAACAATTTTATGGCCGTTCAAACCGATATTGCAACGCAGGATTCAATGGGGCTTCAGGGTTTTACTCTGGTTACCACTACTGCCCTACAGTCGACTGGATACGTTGCGTTGCAGATTGTTTCCGCTGCTGTCCTGACATCTATTAGTGGAACCGGAATCAGCGGCACTTGGACCGCGACAACGCTTCCAGCCGGTCTGACTATCGTTGGGCGGATTACTAGTTTTCAACTCGCCAGCGGAACAGCTATTGCTTATCTGGCTCGGGCTTAATTATGACACTCACGCTGTCTCTTAATCTTTCAACATCAGATGACACTGTCGCTGTGATTTATCCCAGCGGATTCATCTATATGTTGCAGGAAGATGCAGCTTCGTTTGTCCTGCAAGAAGACAATAGCCGGATCATTTTTAAACTACCAACCGATTAACACTTTCACGATATGGCCGATTCTAAGATTACAGCACTAGCGTCAATTAGTACCGCAACCGATCCGGCTGTTGATCCGCTGGTTATTGTCGATGTTTCTGATACGTCGATGGCTGCGAGTGGTACAAGCAAGAAGGTGACGCTCAACAACCTTCTTTCATCGTCACCAACTGCGACCGGAGCGTTCAGTGTCACCGGACTCGTCACCGCTGGCTCCGCCACCATCACCGGCGCGGCTACGGTGGGTACGACGCTGGGAGTGACTGGTGTATCGACGTTTGCTGCTGGTACAGCACTGCTTCCCGCTCTTACAACGACCGGAGACGTAAACACTGGCATCTACTATCCTGCGGCAGACACGTTTGCTGTCACAACGGGTGGGACTGAGCGTTATCGTGTAGATTCAAGTGGGAATTTACTGATAGGCACGACGGGTACAACTGGGGACATTACAAATGACAAAAGAACCACTGGCGGTATATTCACAACGATAAACAATTTAACAATCTTTGTTTCTAGTGGTGCTGCAACTACAATATTTGCTGCTCCAGCGGAATCAACATTGATAGTAACGACTTCTTTAAACGGATCAAACGATCCGGTAAATTACAACGCCGTGGCAATCGTTAAGGTTGCGGGAGGAGTTGCAACGGTTACAACAATTTCATCCGCAGCACTAATGACCATTACCCTTAGCGGGTTAAATGTTCAAGCAACTCAAACAAGTGGTGGAGCCGGACGAATTGTCTTCACTGTACTCCGTATCGCCTAATATCCCATGATTACTCTCTCTTGGATCATCGAACGCCTTCTCGTTAAGCCGACCGAAGGCTCACTCACCGATGTCGTAATCACCGCCGACTGGCGATGCAACGGCACTCAGGATCAATACAGCGGCACTTGCTACGGCACTTGCTCGTTCCAGCCGCCGTCTGGTGAGTTCACGCCTTACGAGGATCTGACCGAAGCACAGGTGCTTGGTTGGTGCTACGCGAACGGTGTCGATAAGACAGCTATCGAAGCCAACGTGACCCAGCAGATCGAGAATCAGATCGATCCGCCCGTGGTGACGCTGCCGTTGCCGTGGGTGCCGGTGCCTCCTGTGGTTATCGCTGACGTTCCCTCCGCATGATCAATATCGAACTCACTCAGGAGCAGGCCAACAGCCTCCTTCAACTCATCGACATTGCGGTAAAAGCTGGTGGCGTTGCCAACGCCCGTGCAGCTCTTCCGCTTGTGGACCTCATAGTCGCAGCCGCACAGCCTAAATCCGAATAATGGAACCAACGAACAGCAGCACCAGCCCTGGAGTAAGCCTAGCAGCAGCGGCAGGTGCCACCGCTGTTTCGTTTATTCCAGCCCTCACTGACTGGGTTCGCCTTATCACCGCCGTAGTTGGCTTACTTTGCGCCTGTTACGGAGCGTTTCGCTTATTTAAATCCAAATGAAAAACACGAAAACAACTCTCGCTGGTGTCGGTGCCATACTGATTGCAATTGGAGGAGCCTTGAAGGCTGTCTTCGATAACGACCCGACAACCAACCTGGACCTGACGACGACCATCGCCGCGGTCACCGCTGGTATCGGCCTGATCTGGGCCAAGGATGCCGACAAGACCGTCATCGAAACTAAGCCGTGAACTGGGTCTACCAGATCCTAAAAGCACTGCTCGACTGGTTCCGCGAAACACCACCTACCGATGTGCAACATGGCGAAGCTCCCGAAGCCATCAAGAGCGATCTGGGTGATCGCATTACTGACCTGCCTGGGTTGCCAGGTGACACGGGTGGTCCTGGTCCCTTCCGGTGATCCAGTAATGCTTGCCCAGCCGGTAAAGGCCAGCGTCTACGGATTCGATGCCGACAAGAAACTGGTCGGGCCGTCCCAGGTGACTCTTCCGGCCGGCTGGTACGTCCTACCCAAGAAATAAAACTATGGCCCAGCAAACGATCAACATCGGCACCATCGCCAACGACAACACCGGGGACACCCTCCGCGGCGCCGGCGAGAAGATTAACGACAATTTCGACGAGCTATATGCCGCGGTGCCGCTGGTTACACCGAGCACCTGGGCGCCAACACTGACCGACTCCGGCGGTGGCCGAACCTACGCCATCACCACCAACACAGCCCGGCACACGTCCATCGGCTTCGTTACAACCTTCACCGCGGACATCACCGTCAACTCGGTGACCGGATCCGCTACGGGCAACCTCCGGCTGTCGCTGCCCGACGCCGTGACCTACGAGGCCGCCGCCGCGGTATGGCTGACCAATGCTACCAACCAGGCCAAGACCGCGTTGATCGCCAGAATAATCGCCGGCACCAGCTACCTCGAGCTGTCGCACTTCGAGACCGGAGCCGCCACTAGCCTGGCCGCCCATCTTCAGGCCACTAGCCGGCTGATAGTCTCCGGCACCTACTTCACCACCTGATGACCACCATCGGATCCAGTCTCCAGCAGGGCATGGCGGTGCTCCAGCAGATGCTAGGGGCGCCGATGTTCATCTGGCAGGGGACGTCGATCCGTTGCATCCCGGCAGCCGTCAACGACTCCAACGTGCCCATCTCCGGTGGGTTCCAGGACAACGTGACATCGAGGATCCTGGTCATGTTCAGCGACTGGAAGACCTGCGACAGCACCCTGGTCTCGATGGACAGCACACTCTACACGCTCGACCAGGGGACGACCTTCTCCAGACTACTCAAGGAGGACGGCCTGTTTATCCTCCAGGAGAACAGCGACCGAATCGCCTTAACCTTCTGCAAGCCTCGGCCGGTGGTCGGTAGGACTCTGGTCTACCAAGGCCGCACCCTTCGCATCCTGTCCTGCCGTGTGGATGCCTCCGGCGCCTACTACAACCTCGAGCTGGGGGCCAAGACCAAGTGAGGCCTGTCGTCAACATGACGGTAGATTCGAGCAACTTCGATGCTGCCATGAAGCAGTATCTGTTGAGCACGTCCAGAGATCTTCACAAGGCCATCAACAGCCGGTTCTTCTATTTGATGGTCCGGCTGTTCGTCCTGGTGCCGCCCAAGAGCCCGGGCCAGGAGCGCCGCAGGATCTCCGACTACCTAGGGACGCCGGTCGGTGACATTAACAGGAAGTCTAAGAAGACCGGCAAGCGAATCGGCAAGTCTCGCATCCTTCGCCGGGTGCACCTCATCGCTCAGTCGAAGGAAGCCAAGGGCGGTCGCCGCGGCCTCTATGGCGAAGAGATGAAGGCAGCAGCCTCGGCCCTGATGCGGAAGGCCATCGGGTCGGTCGGCTACCTTCGATCCGGCGTCGTGAAGATGATCCGAGTCTACAACAAGGGCTTCAGCCAGTTTCAGAGCGCCAAGTGGAAGCCGCTGTCGAAGCCTCCCGGATACAAGGCTCCGAAGCAGACCAACGCCGCCCTGTTGTCAATGGCCAACCAGTACGGCCTGCCTCAGGAGAACGTCGCCACTCACAAGGGCACCAAGGCCCGAGGATTTCAGGCTGTCCCAGGCTTCAACCCGACAGCCTCGGTGGTAATGACTGCCGGTGTGGCCGACAACCAATACAACCGGGTGGCCGGCATCTACAACACTGCCATGCAGAAGGCTTTCGACGACGAGACGGCCGAGATGGTCAACCACATGACCGAGGCCCTCCTGGCTAACGGTAAGGTTCTTGAAGACAACGGAATCTCAATCAAATGAACGCCGTCGCCCTAAGAGCTGAACTTGCAGTCGCCGACTATCTGGCGGCCGCCGACTGGTCGGCCTCCGGCGCCGGCACGCCCACCTGCCTCACGTCCTACAGCCGCGGCCTGTACGACGACCCCGACGACCAGGACGTCATGCCCAACTTCCCGAGGCTGGTTGTCTCGACCAACTCAGCCAGGCCAATGCAGCGCACCGACTTAACCTGCGAGGTCGAGATCGCTATCGAGCTACAGCTATCGGCCGACGACACCGACGAGGCTGCTGTGCTGACCACCGTCCAGGTGCTCGACAACCTGATCCTGCCGCTGTTTGACGACGCCGGGGCCTCTGCCCTCGATGCCGCAGCAAACGACCCCAGCGGCCCCTTTACGGCGCAATTCGCCGCCCCTCTGGACTTTGGTGCATCCTCAATCTCTAATCGGTCCAGGACGTTCACCAGGACGTTCACCCTCTTTTGTTCGGCAACCATCTAACCACCCACACGAATGGCTA